AAAGTGGCAGTCATGCTGCAGGTCAGTTCGGAACTCGTCACCGATACGGCGTTTGACATCGAGCGTTATCTCGGTGAACAGCTCGGTATCGCGATCGGTACGCAGATCTCCGCACTACTTGGCGGCACGAATGTCGGCACGACGCAACCTCAGGGCATCATGGGCACTGCGACTTCCACGGGTGTAACCGGCGGCACCGGTATTGCAGGTGCTCCAACACTTGCGAACCTCAATGCCCTTTGGTATTCGGTGCCATCGCAGTATCGCGGAGCCGGCATGGGATGGATCATGCACAACACGACCGCTCAGTTCATTGCAGGCTTGCTTGACACAACCGGGCGGCCGTTGCTCTTGCCGTCAGTCAGTGAGAGCATCCCCGGCACTCTGTTTGGTGCGCCGGTCTACGTCGATAACGCAGTTGCCGCCTACGGAACAGGTGTTTCGTCAATCTGGTGCGGCAACATGCAACGCTTCTACGGTGTGCGCTTCGCAGGCGCGCTTCGTGTGGATGCGTCACGCGACTATGCCTTCCACGAGGACAAGATCACCTATCGCGCCATCCAACGACTCGACGGTCGCATCCTGAACTCGGATGCCGGGCGACTGTTCGTCGGCGGTGCGAGTTAGTCACAGTCTCGGCTCGTTTTAGTCCTTTCGCCGAGCCGGGAGATCGCAATGCGCACGCAGGGCGCAAGCGATCTAGGTGTCGGCCGGTCTGTTCTACTTCATGGCTCAGACCGGCCACACCGCAACGAATGATGCAACCGCATCCGATACCACGTCGCAAACGACGTAAACGGAGACGCCGTAGGCGCGGTGCTAGGTTGCAATCATGCGCCGTACCATCTCAGTCGCACTCGTCGTTGCAGTGCTCGTCGCCGTGTCTACCGGGTGCTCCTCAAAGTCGCCCGAGGAAAAGGCAGCCGAGGAGGCCGCCGCCGCGCTGAAGCAGATTTTTGGGGATGTCGAGCCTGCAACTGTCGCCACGGTCAGTCGCGAGATTGCTCGGGAATGGCCTGAGAAGTTTTGCAGCCTCGAACCCAACATGACACGCGACGAAGTGCGCAGCATCATGGGTGAACCAACGGCGGTCTATGAGGATTCATCCGCCAACCAAGATCAATACGAGGCGTGGGGTTTTTCACTCACCATCTTTTACGACATCAATAACTTGGCAGAAATCATCCAAACAAATGCCGACAACGTGCCATGCGATACGAAGTTCAGGGAGTAATGCCATGCGTCGCATCATCTCAGTCGCACTAGCAATCACCATCCTCGCAGGATTCGCGCCGGTGGCGTCTGCATCTGGCAAACTGCCGCCACCGAAGCGGTACAAAAACTGCACCGAACTTCGCAAGGTGTACCCGAGAGGAGTGGCGCGTGACGTGGCCGCCGCAGGATCGAGTGGCGCGACAGTCGATGCAAAGACCTACAAACTCAACTCAGGTTCAGACCGCGACAAAGATGGCATCGCCTGCGAGTAGGTAACGGTGCGTGACGACGGCTTGCGAATAGTTCAGTCCTTCGGCGTCGTTCTAGTCATTGCGATTGCGTATGCCGTCCCGGCGAGCATAAGACAATCGAAGAAAAGTCGGAGAAGGCTAGAAGAATGGGAAGATCGCAAGCGTGGAAACAGTGAAGAATAGTTCCAGATTATGAAGAATCACTACAGCCCGAGTGAATGGGATGAACTTTTATTCAGTGCACGACAATACGCAATCAGAGTGATGCGCGATCCGGAGGCAAGTAGCCAAGAGAAAATCTACTCTGCGTGGCAATACGCCCTAGTTCTCGAGACGCACATCGCGTCCAACCATCGCGAAGGTGTAATCAACAAGACTCTCGGACTACCTCAGTGGCACAAACATTGCGATCAGGTCGAAACGCCCTTTACTCCGCCGAGTTTTTTGAGCTAGCTCTCATCGTTGATTAGTCGCAGGATGCGGCGCAGTTCCTGAAACTCATCTAACAGCATCTGCGCCCTCTCCGCGTCGGTCTTACCGTCGAACCGCGACAGATCCTGCGGCTCATTCCACCACGACTCATCGAGCCACTCCGGGCGACTGCGGCGCGGCTCGACACGCTTACCGGCCGCACGGCGCACCGGCGGCGGTGCAGCAGACACGGCAGGCACCTCGATCGGCTCACCATCGCCGACCACGACCGCGAACGGCGCGCCCGGTGCGTGTTGTGGCATGAAGTAGGCACGCGAAGCATCCCGACACGCATGGTCGGCCAGACCGCCGAAGCGGCGGTCGAGCGCGTACCAAACGGCCGGCCACCGCTCCGCATCCACCGGCTCGGCGAGCGGCACGACCAGATGCCATGCAGGCTCACCGGGGCGGTGCGAGTGCGTCGTGTAGGCGATGTGGGCGATGCCGTCGAGATGCGGCATCACTTCGGCGAGATCGTGGCCATCTAGGTCGGCGACGAACGCGAACACCTGATCGACACCGGCGAGGCTTCGGCGTGCGCCGTCGCAGTAGGAGACCGGCGACCACAACGCGCCTGCCAACTTTTCGGCGCGCTCGACATGCTCAGACAAGGCGGCGACCAACTCCGGCCACGATGCCGCGAGCGGATGCGGCTCAGTGCGCTTCACTGAGGCGAACTGCACGGCGATCGCGCCGGAATCCGTCACGAATCCGTCAGAACTCATCGCAGGCCTCACGATTCTCAACATCTACGCCACTTCGCGCAGCGCGGCGCATGGTTCGATTCCCGACGTCGCCTCGACTGAGTTGGCGTCGTTGCGCGACCGTTTCGCATGACTGCGCCGTTTCGTGGCACACGATGGCACGGCACGACACCTGCCGACACGCATGGAGAGCACCCGAATCCGTCATCAGTCCGTCACGCCTTCCGGCGCACTCGCAACGCGGCGGCGAGCGACTCGGCCGAAGCCCGGTCGCGGCCAGCGTCGGCGTGCCAATAGTTGTCGATCGTGTACGCGGCCGACGCATGGCCGACCATCCTCGACACCGCATGCACGTCATCAAACTCGGTGCGCCGTGTGATCGCCGTGTGCCTTGCCTCGTGCATCAGATACCGGGGCACGCCGGCCTCGCGAAGCAGTGCGAAGTGGCGGCGACGGATGCTCGACGGATTCACCGGCGAGCCATCCGGCTCGGTGAGCAGCAGACAAGCGTCGAGATCGCCGCCGCGCCACGCATCCCCGGCGACCATTCGCTCAAATCGCTGCGCCTCGCGCCACCTGCGAAGTAGCGCGATCGTGTCGGCGTCGAGGGAGTTGTCGCGGCGGCTCTTGGCGGTCTTGGGCGTGTCGATGTGATCGACTCCGCCGACGCGAACCATCGACCGCACGATGCGAACCGTGCCGGCATCTAAGTCGATGTCGCGCCACGTCAAGGCGCGAGCCTCGCCGCGACGCAGACCGAGAATCCAACACAACCGCCACACCGCACCGAGGCGGTCTGTCTCGCAGGCCTGCACGATCCGAGCAACCTCATCGAGCGTCGCCGCACGCCGCTCGGCCTTGTCTCGCCTCGGCAACTCGACATGATCGGCCGGGTTGCGTTCGATGCGCCGGAGCACCACGGCACGGCTCAACGCCTTGTGCAGGCATCCGTGCACGTTCGCGACCGTCTTGGGCGACAGAGGCGAACCGCGCCGCTCCGAGTTGCCTTTGCCGCCGCCGGTCTTGCCGTACCGCTCCAGATCATCGACCCACACCTGCAGGCGAGCGGTGGTGAGTTTGCGAAGTTGGATCGCGCCGAGAGTCGGGATGACGTAGGCATCGAGCATGCTTCGGTAGTTGTGCCGGGTGCTCGGCTTCAGATTCTTTGCACTGCCGAGCCACTCGTCGCAGTGCTCGGCGAGCGTGATGGATGACTCCCGGATGATTCCGCCAAGTGCGGCCTTGCGCGTCAGTTCTGCGTCGAACACCTCACACTCTTTGGCGGTGTCGAATCGCCGGTTGTGCTCCGACTCGACGCCATCGATCGTCACCGACCGCCGGTAGTGCCACTTATCGCCGACTTTGCGCCATCGCCTCTTGCTCATCTCTTGCCTCGTTTCTTTGTTTGCGGATTCGATCTGTGCCACTGCCGCATGCGGCGGTAGAGCGTCGGTCGGCTCACGCCGTGCGCCTTGCAGGCTTGCTCGACCCAATCCGCGACACCTCGACGCCGGAGGCTCTCAACGGTCTGCATGATCGAGTCGGCATCTGACGCCTTCGGTGCGTTCTTGCGCTTCGGTGATCGTGCCCGGCGGTCGGTCGCGCCGGAAACCGCGCGAGGCTTCGGCGGCTTGGCCGGTGTCGTCTTGACGTATCCATCGAGCCGATCATCCCAAGTGAGGTAGGTGGCGGCTGCACGCATCGACGCCTGCAGAATCGCCGCGAGAGGCAAGTCGCGCAGGCCTCGCGCATGCACCGCCTCGCCATCCGGGCGCGCATAGATGTCGATGCGTGCAATCTCGGCGAGAGATGTCTCGGCGTTGATCTCGACCCAAAAGTGAACCCGGTAGGGCAGTGCGTTGTCGTCGCACTCGGCTTCGTAGATGGCAGGCACGAGCCAGATCTCCCCGGTGTCGTCACCTTTCATTGAGAGTTGCACCCGGTCTTTGTCGGCGTGGCTTGTGGCCTGCTTGATCGTCACGCGCAGGCGGTCGAAGTGTCTCATGATTCGTGCAGAACGATACGGAAGTGTCTCATGTGAGACAAACTAACACACCATGAACCCAGACACAACCACCGGCACGGCAATCCTCGACCGAGCCACCTACACCGTTGAGGAGGCCGCATCAATCCTTGGCATCGGTCGCACCACCGCCTACCGAGCAGCTCGAAGCGGCGAGATACCGACCATCAGAATCGGCCGCCGCATCGTCGTTGGCAGGCAAGCACTCACCAACATCCTCAACCGCAACGACAACTCGCTACCGATTCAGTAATGATCCGCAAACGCAAGACCGGCAAGCCGGCCGCCATTGTTCTCCGATGGCATCGACAGGTGCTCCGGCACGAGTGGCGAGGCAAAACGCACCGCACCGCAATCATCGCCGTCGCAGCCACACTCATCGACCACGCCGACCCCGGCGGCGGCGAAGCCTGGCCAAGCATCGACACCATCCGAAGCCTTGCCGGAGTGAGCCGCAACACCGCCTGCACGGCACTCGCCGAACTCCAAGCCGCCGGCATGCTCACCCGACACGGCAAGCGACACGGTGCGACCAACTACCGACTACGCCTCGTAGCAGTACGCCATCAGATACTCCCCGACGATGCGCCGAGTATCTCGGACAGTATCTCGGACAGTACGCGACGAGATACACAACCTCATACCTCCGAACGAAGTGAGGAGGAGGAGGAGAAAGCCCCGGCGATCGGCGGCGTGAACGCCGCCTCCGCCGGCAACACCATCGAGCCACCACGAATCGAAGGCGACGAAGCCGACCGAATCATCACCACGTTCATCGCCGCCTTCGACGCCAAGTGGGCAGACCGGCCGCGAGGCAAGACCATCGCCGTCACCAAACTCGAACCCTCCCGGCGACAACTCCGCGAAGCACTCATCACCAAGCACGCAGCCGGATGGCCTATCGAGCACCTAGTCGATCGCGCCTTCGACACCATGCCAACCGACGAACGCACCATCAAACACCTCACCCCGTTCGTCGCCGACAAGATCCGCCGCCTCCCGGCCGAACCCGACCACGCCGCACGAGTTGCTATCCACGCCGCACAACTCAAGACACAAAACACCACACCGACCAAATCACGAGCCAAAGCAGTCGAGGCCGTGACGGCCGAACTAGACGACATCAACGGCCAAATCAACGGCCTAGTGCTCGAAATCGCTACTCTCGCTCACCCTGACGACTACGACGAGAGATCTCGCCACATCGACAGAAGCTGGCGCGAGTGGCGTCATCTCGCGCACGAACACGAAATCAACATTGACGACTTCGAACTCGACCCACACGAATACATCACCGCCGACAACCTTGAGTTATTCGGCGCACAAGTCGAGAAGTTCTACCGGCTCTCCCTCGCTGAACTCACCAGACGTCGGAACACCCACCGACGCGCAATCCAACGACAAGCACAAAGGAGCACCACAAAATGAACATCATTACCGCCGCACGAATCAACGCAACACCACGCGACAAGTATTGGGCAGCGGTCTACCTGCGGATGCTCGTAGACACCGCAAAAGACAACAACGTTGCGCCGGCATCCGTCGCGATCCTCGAAGCGGTCGCCAAAGATGCTTGCGATGACTACTGCGAAGCGCAGGTTGAGGCCGACGATCTCAAAGCAGTGTTCGATGCCGAGTGATGCCAAGCCGACCGACGCCGAGGCCGTCGCCAGCATCCTCGACGCACTCATCCGAGACGCCGAGCGCATCGGCGTCGCACCCGGCGTACTCCGCGAACTGCGCACTTACCTCGATCACGCCTGCGATCGTGCCGAGCATGCTCGGCGAGGTTGGCAGTGAGCGCGGTGGGGTACGCCGGCTTCATGCCGGGGCGGTCGGAATCTGGCGACCGACAGCAGAATCAGACCCTCGCCATGGAGCGTGCGCGCGGCCGCTTGTCGTCGGTGGTGGGGAGTTGGTGGCCGGCATGGTGACGGCATCAAACGGCGTCTCACGCGGCCAACATCGTCGCAAGCCGCTCATGATTGACCCGGATGCAGTGCCGAAGCCGCCTCGTGCTCCTCGGCATCTCGGCGATGCCGGGCGGCGGTGGTGGCGGTCGATCTGGTCGGGTGGTGGTCGGTGGCTTGATCCGGCGTCGGATCATCTCGTCGCCGAACTCGTCTGCGTCACCATTGACAAGATTGCCGCGATCGAAGCCGACCTAGATGCGAACGGTCGTTACTACATGACGCGATCGGGGCAGGAGTTGCCGAGGCCGGGAGTGGCAGACGTGCGTGCTCTGCGAGCGCAGGTGGTATCGCATTTGAGCATTTTGGGTTTCTCGCCGTCGATGCGAGCGGAGATCGGCGCGACAGTGCAGGCCGACGATGCGCTCACAAAGTTTAGAAATCGACGCCACGACTCACGCTCATCGTCTAAACTTTTCTTAGACACGAACACGCAGGCGGAGCCGCCGGTGTTCGAGTGATCTGAGCGGAGCCGCCGATCGCAGGTCGAATCCTTGCGTATCACCTCAACTGAAACGGAATCACTCCACTCATGTCTTATTCACTCAACGAACTTGCGATGCAGGCGAAGGCCGGGCGTATTGACATCATCGAACGCGCACACGGCGAAGCATGGTCGAAGGCAAAGAACCTTCTTGACAAGGCCGAAGCAGACCGACGCAACCTCAACTCGGTCGAGCACGCCGAGTGGTCTGAGTTGTCGTCACGACTCAACTCGATCAAAAGTCTGAGGGACATCGCGCAACGCAACCACGACAAGATTGCGGCGGCAACCGCGCCGTATTCGGAATCCGGCGACTCTCGCGGATCGCACGAGTGGCGTGAAGCGGTGGCAGGTCGTAACTCAACTTTCGACATTGACCTCGGTGGTGCGTATCGTGCCAAGATGGCGAAGTCGGGCAACACTTATGAGAAACGTGATCTCACTACGACTGTTGGCACTGTGCCGACCGAGGTGCTCAACGAACTCATCTTGCGTCTGACGCAAAACTCTGGCGTACTCGCGGCTGCACCACGCACGATCAACAGTGACCACGGTGCTCCAATCAAAGTGCCGACGCTCAATGCGTTTTCGACAGCGGCTCTCGTTGCCGAAGGTTCGGCGATTGGGGAGTCCGATCCGACCATTGCTGCGGTGACGATGAACGCCTACAAAGTGGCGGTCATGCTGCAGGTCAGTTCGGAACTCGTCACCGATACGGCGTTTGACATCGAGCGTTATCTCGGTGAGCAGCTCGGTATCGCGATCGGTACGCAGATCTCCGCACTACTTGGCGGCACGAATGTCGGCACGACGCAACCTCAGGGCATCATGGGCACTGCGACTTCCACGGGTGTAACCGGCGGCACCGGTATTG